CGCTCGAAGCAAAAAAGAAAGGGCCGCCATGCGGAACGTGCGTCAAGGGGAAAATGCCAGACGTCGAACCGGCAAACGAAGCGGCTCTTTTCTTGTTCCAGCGCACGGGCGGCGAAGATGGAATATCGCCGCAGGCCCTGGAAGCCAATATGCGGATTTACGGCATCCGCGCGCGTGATCGGGCAGAGACCGCCGAGCGCGTGAGTGTTATGGCCGGGAAGTACATGCAGCGCATGAGGGCGATAAGGGAAGAGGAAAGAATCAATGCCCAAAGTGGCGACGGCCTACGTAACTATCAGAGCACGCCTCGACCAGCTCGAAAAAGATTTATCAACCGCTAAAAGCATGACCATCAAGCGGTCTACCGAGACCGCTACAGCGGTCAGCAACGCTTTTAAGGGTGTCGTGGCCTACTTCGGAGTCTCGCAAATCAAAGCCTTCGGCACCGAAATTTTCAACACCGGAAAATACGTCGCTCGCCTCGAAAAATCCTTTGCCGAGATAACCGGCAGCACGTCGGCGGCGAACAAAGAGTTTGCTTTTCTGCGTGACACATCCGATCAACTCGGGCAGAACTTCTACGACCTGGCCGACGCTTACAAGGGCATCGCCGCAGCATCCAAGGGCACGACCTTGGAAGGCCAGCAGACCCGCGATATCTTCGTGGCCATCACCAAAGCATCCGCCTCGCTCGGGCTCACGGCCGACGATACCCGGGGCGCCCTGACGGCCATCCAACAGATGATGAGCAAGGGCAAGGTGAGCGCCGAGGAGTTGCGCGGACAGCTGGGCGAACGTCTCCCGGGCGCCTTCAACCTCATGGCTGAAGCCATGGGTGTCTCTACGGCCCAACTCGACAAAATGCTTAAAGACGGCGAGGTGCTGTCTGAAGAAGCCCTGCCAAAGTTGGCTGCCGTGCTCGAGGGCCGCTACACCGGCGCCGTAGACGACGCCACCAGGGCCAGCAACAAGCTTGCCGAGGCCTGGACGGACATAAAAAAATCCATGACCCAATCCGGCTTCATGGATTCCGCCACCCAGGCGATAAAATCGGTTACCGATGCCCTGAAAGATCCTAACGTCCAGCAGGGCATGCGCGACTTCGCCAAGAACATGGGCGAGATCGTCGCCAGCATGGCCGAGCTTGCGAAATACGCGGGCCTTCGAAGCATAACCGGGACATTCGGCCAGGCCGTTGAATTGAGCAAGCAGGGAATGCTTGACCTTGTTGAGTTTTCGAGACTCAGCTTCACTGAGCGCCAGAAGATGGTTGACGACATCCTTGCCAAACAAGCGGCGATCAACCAGCGGTTCAAGATAGGCCCGCAAACGCCGGGATACCCGACCAGCGATGCCGCATCTCCCCCTCCACCGCGCCCGGGTGTGACATCAGAATCCAAAGAGGAAAAGAAGGCCCGCGAAAAGCGGCTGAAGGAAGAAGAAGATTTCCAAAAAGACCTTCTCGCCATCCAAATCGAAGGCCTCAACGCCTACGATCAGGCCATAATTGACGGCTATGCCGACACCGAAGCGGCCTACAAGGAGATGAAGCAGACGGCCGCCGATAACGCGATAACGTTCGAACTCGATACCTATTTTGCCGACCTGGACAAGCTGGAAGTGGCCAGCAGAGACACGACCGACACCATGGCCGACAATATGCGTGACGCCATGTCCGGGTGGGCATCGAGCTTTTCTTCGACGCTCAACGAGATGGTTTGGAATTCAAAGGCATCCTTCGGCGACATCCTCGAATCCTTCGGCAAGATGATCACGCAGATGATGATCCAAAAGGCCATCGTCGAACCTCTCTTTGGCTCTCTATTCGGCGGATCATCGGCCACCGCAAGCACCGCGACGACCTCCGGATATACCCCTGGGGCATGGGGCGCGGACGGCCTCATAATGGATTCCGGAAAAATCAAATGGAACGCATCCGGCGGCATCGTAAGGCGCCCGACCATATTTCCTCTTTCGGGCGGATCGTGGGCCGGGGCCGGTGAAGCCGGACCAGAAGCGATCATGCCCCTGAAGCGCATCAATGGCAAGCTGGGCGTGGCGGCCGCAGGGGGCGGGACCACGATCAACATCATCAACAACGTGGGCGCCGAAGTAACCGCACAAGAGCGCGAGACAGCCGGCGGCATAGAGATCGACGTGCTGATTGACCAGGCCGTGGCCTCAAAGATGAGCAAGCGCGGAACGGCCAGCAACCGGGCGCTCCGGCAGCACGGCGGCGCTGCGCCCCTGACGGTGAGGTAGTAATGACGACAACCATCGATTGGGAAAGCACTTTGCCCCAGGAGTTGACTACCGACGGCTATTCGCAGAGCGCGGCCGACAACCTACTGCGCACTTCGATGGACACCGGACCCGCCAAGGTGCGCCGCAGGGCCACCAGCGCGCCGCGGCCGGTCGGCGGCACGATCATTATGGATGAGACGCAGCTTGCGACATTCAAGACGTTTTACGCCACCACCATCTTGGGCGGGTCCCTGCGCTTCAATTGGGTGGACCCGGACGACGGCACCACTGCCGTTGAAATGCGTTTCACTTCGCCGCCATCATGGACAGTGCTCGGCGGAGATCTTTACCGGGTCACGATGGCATTGGAGATTTTGCCTTGACCGATGTTTCCTTAAATTTCAGAGGCAGCGCCTACGCCGCAGAGACCGGAGATTTTCCGATTTGTTTGGTGACCATCGACCATGCCGACCTCACGACACCGATCAGGATCAGCACAGACCCCACGGCGCGACTCGTCGAGACCGCTGCGGACATCGTTTATGGGACGCAGAGTAGGGGCAATGATTTTTACTTTTTCCCATGTTCTCTCAAACTCCCTGACGACACCGACGACGGCCCCGGAGAGATGCGGCTCGAGTTCGACAACGTCAATCAGGATTACATTGAGACCATACGGAGTATTGTCGGGCCGCCCACGGTATTGGTGGAAATGGTCATGGCCAGCGACCTGGACACGGTAGAAGCGCAGTGGCCTGAATACTTGCTTCGCTCTGTAAAATATGACGCGGTGATCATAACGGCCACGATGATCATGGAAATGCTCGAAAGAGAAGGATACCCAGCCGGCAGTTTTACGCCGGGGGCTTTCCCGGGGCTATTTTAGGAGGAGGATTTATGGATTTATTGAAAGAGCTTGAAGAATGGTTGGAGCAAGAGCGCAAAAGCTATGAGCGCGGATCTGCTTGCAGCATGTCCGAGAGCATTTATGGGGAGGGTACGATTTCCATGGTCCAACGGAAAATCGCGCAGCTTAAATCGAAGTACGCGGAAAAGGATAGGTAGTTGAGACACTGGACCGACCTATACGCCGGCATCCCCTTCGCCTTCGATGGCCGCGACCGCTTCGGCTGCGACTGTTGGGGGCTTGTCCGACTCGTTTACGAAGAGGTTTTAGGTCGGGGACTACCCATGGTAGCTGGTGCCCTAAAGGACCTCTCATTGGGCTCACTGGCCCGCGTATCACGCGAGATCAAGGCCGGCCTGGACGATTGGGAGCGCGTAGGAGATCCACAAGATTTTGACATCGTTATTTTTCGGCGCGGCCAGGTAAACACGCACGTTGGAATCGTTTGTGGCCGCGGCCAAATGCTTCACGTCATGGAGGGCATCAACTCCACCGTGGAGCCCTACAACGCACCGGTTTGGAAATCGAAGATCTATGGCATCTACCGCTACGCAAAATAGCCTCACGCTAACGACGAGGCCGCTCGCAATATCGGCGCCCATCGTCCGTCAGATCCAGGCCGGCAGAGACATAGCGGCCATTGTCTCTGAGGCCATGCGTGGGCGCGTGAGCGATGCGGTTTGCGTGGACCTGAACGGATACCCGGTTCCGGCCTCGTCTTGGGCGCTGGTGGCGCCAAAGGCCGACGATCATCTGCTGATTTATACCAAGCTGCACGGCGGCGAGGGGAAAAACCCGCTGCACGTGCTTATGACCATCGTTGTTATCGCGGCAGCAGCATATACCGGAGGACTCGCAGCAACTGCCTATGGCCCAATGGCCGGGGCTTTCGCGGCGGCGGCTGTATCCACGGCCGGAATGTTCTTGGTCAACGCCATAGCGCCTGTGAGGCCGGCCGATGCTCGGAATACTTCGTACAGCGACAGCCCGACCTATTCGATAAGCGGTGCTCGCAACGTGGCCGACCCCTGGGGGCCGATCCCTCAACTTCTTGGACGGCATAAGGTTTACCCGCGCCTGGGGGCAAAGACATTCACAGAAATAGAGGGCGGCGACGAATATCTTCGCCTGCTGCTGGTTTGGGGATATTCGCCCATAAGGGTCGGAACGATCAAGATCGGAGATACCCCACTTTCGTCTTTCGAGGGTGTCGAGGTTCGCACCTACCTGGGATATGACGGCGAAGACACGATAGACCTTTTTCCATCACAGGTAGAACAAACGCCGGTCGGAGCACTCGTGGAGTACTCTTCTGGATGGATAACCAGGACGGCGCCGGAAAACGTAGATGAGTTGTCAGTTGACATTTATTTCAACCGAGGCCTGGTCAGAATCGGTAACAGCAGCCGGAGCGGAGCGTTTCGGGCAGAAACTACCGTGACCGCGCAGATTCGCTATCGTGAAGTGGGCACATCGGCCTGGACCTACACAGACGGTACGGTGGCGTTCGCCGAGCAATCATCAGCGACCTATGCGCTCGGCCCCATGGTCCCTGGAAGTTATTACGATGAATTAGGATACCTCGTGCCAGGGGAAACATTTTCAATCTACGCCTGCCACGATGGGGTTATCAGGGCATACGGAGGCAGAACAGAGCGCCCATTGTCTGTGCGAATTGGAGAATACACGACCAGGACGCTTTATGTTGATACCAGCACCGACATCGCTTGGCCAGTGATGGGGTATGATACTGTGACCAATATCATCGACACAGATCGAACGGGCCTGGTGTGCTCGCTGGTCGGCGATCAGGTCAATATCACGGCTGGAACCATAACGATTGAAGAATCGGCATGGACAGCAAAAAGCCCGGAAGTGCAACGATTCTCTCAACGCTGGAAGGTGGACCGGACGAAGGCCTATGAGGTGGCCATCAGCCGCGTGACCGAAGATTCCGTCGATGATATGATTTTTGACGAAATGACTTGGCAGTACTTGCGCGGCACGCTCAACGATAACCCCATCAACTTCGAAAAGCACTTGACGGTAACGGCTTTTCGAATCAAGGCCACCGAACAACTTTCCAATGTGATCGACAACGTCAACGCGGTTTGTGATTCATTCGTTCCGGTTTGGGACGGATCGACCTGGAGCACGTGGGGTTATAGTAGTAATCCGGCAGCTCTTTTCCGCCACGTTTTGACCGGCAACGCCAACGCCTTGAAGCGCACGGCGTCACAGATAAATGACGATCAGTTGGCCGACTGGTTCGATGAGTGCGAAGATCGCGGGTACAGCTTCAATATGTACCGTGATTTCCGCGCATCGGTTTGGGACACCCTGATGGACGTGGCCGTTGCCGGCAGGGCCGCGCCATCGATCATCGACGGCCTGTGGATGGCGATCAATGATTATGATGGCCGGCCCATTTCGCAGCATTTCACCCCGCGCAACTCCTGGGGCTTTTCTTCCGAGAAAATGCTTTTTGATATGCCGCACGCCCTGCGGGTAAAATTTGTGAACGCGGACGCCGATTACGAATGGGACGAGCGCATAGTTTATTCTGATGGCTACACCGAGGCGAATGCAACGCTTTTCGAGAGCATCGAATTCCCAGGGGTGACGGACCCGGATTTGATCTATCGATTTGCGCGCTACCATCTGGCGCAGATGATCCTCCGGCCCGAGACGTACTCCTTTTATTGCGACTT